TTCTAAATCTTGTTTGACATTTGGATGTTTCTTGCCTGCTCTAGAAATATACTTAACGGCATTTGCGAGACGAAAATCTAGTTTTTTAGCCTCTATAAAATCTATTGTTTCTATTCCGCCTTCGGTATAATGACTAGGGTGATTTACTGGATCATCCTGCTTCGGCATAACTTTCTCCATATCCAAAATCTACACCAATAGGATAATTGGGAATAGATACTCCTCTATCCAATTGAGTAAAATATTTAACTTTATCTTGTACTAATTGTATATCATCTCTATGAGAAACTCCTAATATGGAGTCATGTACTAGAGCAAAAACTTCTGCTCTAGCTCCGCCTCTCTTAAAGAATTTATTTATATCAATAGCTGCCATTAAGTTAACATCTGAAGCTACACTTTGTACAGTAAAGTTCAGTGCAGATCTAATGGCGTGTCCTCTTTCTTCTTCTGAAACACTAAATACATTTGGTACTCTACGCTTTCTATTAAATACTGAGTATATAAAACCATTTGTAGCAATCTCAGTTTGTGTATTATTTAGCCAGATTCGCAGTTTATTAAATCTAGCAAAATATTGAGCAATAACATCTTTTGCTTCTTCAAAAGAAATATTTGCTGTAGCTGCTACCTTACCCGGACCTGCTCCGTAAAGAATACCAAAGGAAACAGCTTTAGCTGCTTGTCTTAATTGTGGATATTTTGTACTTACTTCTTCTACTGCGCAAGGAATATTAAACACAGTATGAGCAATAGTGGAGTGAAAATCTCCTCCCTTACGAAAAACATCCATGAGATTTTCATCATTTGATAAAACTGCTGCATAATACATTTCCGCCGTTTGTAAGTCTTGACTCCATATTACATAGTTTGGATCTATTTCTTCCATGGATATACAGCTTTTTACTCGTTTATCATCACGAGGTAATTGTTGCATATTTAATTTTCCAGAGCTTGATAATCTTCCAGAAGTAGTAATGGTTAAATTAAATCCAGTTCTCAATCGTAAATCAGAGTCTAAATTCAATAATATTTTATCAATATACGTTGATTTAATTTTTTGTAGTTTTCTAATTTTTAATACATAATCTGCAACTTCATGTTTCTGTGCTAGAAACTCTAAAACTTCCGCATCTGTACTAGGAGCACCTGTTGGAGTCTTTTTAGTAACAGGTAACCCTAATTCATTAAAGAAAAGGTGTCTCAAATGAGCAGTAGAATTTGGATTAAATACTACATTATTTTTCTTTTCTACTTCATGAATAGCATCATACTTGTAAATATTCTTTTTAAGATCAATAATTTCTTCTGTAATAGATTTTTGAATAGTTTTTAGTTTTTTCTTACTAAAAGGTACTCCAATATTTTCTATGTCTTTTAAGAAATCAACAGCAGGAATAAGAAAATTATAATATAGTTTACTAAACCCTACTGAACGATCTACAATACTAGAGAATTTATGGTATAACCTTAAAGTGCCGTCCGCATCTTTACAAGCATACTCAGATAAGATTTCAAACGGAATAAGATCATAGGTAAAATCTCCTAATTTAATCTTATTACGCCTACAAAATTCTCTTTTCCATTGATCTAAATCTCTTTCATAGTCGCCCATATCTGTGTATTTCATGCACAGAAATTTTAAATCATGAGCTTCATTTTCGTTAAGTATATAATGCATAGTCATAGTACATACCCAACGTTTAAATTCAAAATCAAAATGATACTCTAAGAATTTTCTATCAAATTTAGCGTGATGAAATACTATCAATTTAGTATTAAATAATTCCTGAAATAATTGTTCTAGTTCAGTATCAATGCAATCACTACTAATATAGACACCTTGATACGCCTTGTGAGACACTGAAATTCCTAACACATATCCATCTTTAGGATATAGTGCTGTTGTTTCCGTATCTACAGCAACTGCTTTACATTCTGTCATACGTAACACTTTACGGAGATATTCTTTTGCTTCGTCGGCGCACGTAATTCCGCGATAGTCTCCTTCTTTTGAGGAGACATTTCCCGAAATATAATCATTAATTCGTTGTAACGAGTCTGTAATTACAGGCTCTACTTCTGGCTTAAATTTAGCCATAACTGGATTAATCATTGGAACAAATTTATTGTCTATCAAATGACCAGTATATTTTGTAATTTGTGTTATTTTTGCAATATGTTTAGAAGGTTCAGCACCTACTAATATAACTAGATCATAAGGATCCAGCTCCGTCATGTCTAATTTGACATCGGCTTTTAATAATCTTTTCTTTTTTCCTGTTCTTTCGTCCGTTAGATGATAAAGATCATAATCAAAATTAAATTCTTCATATCTTGATTTACTTGGTGCTTTATCTACTACTGCTATTTTCATCCGTACATTTCTCTTTTTATATAATTAACGTCATCTTGACTTAAACTACCTGGGTCTGTTTTATCTGGTAACTCAACAACTTCTGCCTCAAATAAAGGAGAAATTGTAGTTCCTCGTTTTGTAGTTATGGTTTTATTTATAATTTCTTCTAACTTAGATGCAGCTTCGCGTCCCGGCTTGTCTCCATCAAACATTATGTATATTTTCTCAACACCCATAATCTTTAAATATTCTAATTTTTCTCTATAGGATCTAAATAATGTATTTGTGCCGAAGGCACAAACAGCATTTTGTAACCCTTTATCAATTAAGTTTAAAGCGTCAAAAATTCCCTCTACCAAAATAATACTACTATTTTCTATAGATATAGGTTTAGATGGAAACAGAGGTGGAGTAGTATGGGCTGGATCAAATACATATTTAGGTTGAACATTAGAATACATATGTCTAGTAATAAATACTTGAATATCTCCTGTAATATCTCTTAAAGGAAATATAATTCTATCTTCATAATCTGGATGTACAAAAGCTTCAAAGTACTTTAGTGTTTTTCCACTAATACCTCTGAAATCTGTTGTAAATGGAATAGCACCTAAAGGAATATCTATACCCTTTCTTTGTAAATTTCTAATCTTTTCTAAAATTTTCAACGCTTTAGTATCTACTATATTAGTTTGTACGCCATGTTCTTTTAGAATATTTCCCTTATGTCCACAACTAAAGCAATGGTATATTCCTGTAAGTTTGTCTATACGCATACTAGGATGTGTATCGTCGTGCTCTGGATTAGTGCAACGAACAATATAGTCTTTGCCTTTATCCAAAAACTTTATACTTAATTTATCTAATAGCTCTTCTAATTTGCTCATAGATCATCATTACCCTGTTGTACTTTAGTTTTTAATTGTGGCTTTTCTAAAGAGTAGTAATTTAACTTAGGTGATATTTTTAATGTATTCCAATCTATCTCGGATTCAAAATTAAAGAATCCATCATTTCTAGCCTTTTGACATTCAAATGAAATTGAATCCCTTTCTTTTCCATCTGATGTTTTTAGACTTTTAATATTCCAGGCCCAGTCTGGTGGAATAAGTAATCCTTTAGAGAACCGCACTCCACCATCTTCGTCTGTTTGGAAAGGTGTAACCATAACAACTTCATGTTTTCTAGACATTTCTTTTAGTCGTTTTGCTATCTCTATTTGAGTTTTCCAATCGTACCCATCTTTCTCAGCAATTTGGTTAATATAGTCAACTACTACTACAGTTAATTTTTCTTTAAATACATTCTTATATTTAGCAATAGTAGCATCTATTTGAATCAAAGAAGGACTAGGATTATCTATAGTAATTAACCTATTATCTGATAATGGTCTAGCCATTAATTCTTCTTCAAACTTCTGGAAATCCTGGGTTTCTTCAAATTTCTTTAGCAGATCCTCAGCTCCATCTTTAGTCATTCCAGCACGTACTTTAGCAATTTTCTGTTTTTCTTCTAATGAAAGGTTACCTGATCGAATTCTTTTTGGCGGAACGCCAGATAATATTCCCAGGTTTCTTTCGTATATTTCACGACCTCTCATTTCAATACTAAAGTACAAGGAAGTGTTTTCTAGTTGAAATTGATTACATACTATATTTGAACAAATAATGGATTTACCAGATCCTCTAAACCCTCCAAACATAAACATTTCACTAAGAGCAGCACCCATAGAAAAAGTATCAAAATCATTACTTAATCCAAGAGGTACTCTTGCGTGCATTTCGCGTTGATCTATAGTCATGTAATCACTCATTAACATGACCTGTTCATCGCTATCTGTTTCTTCTTCTATCTGTAACGCAATTTTATTTAACTCATCTACTATTTCTACTGCGTCTTTAAATACAATGTTCTCTACGAAATCATCTAATCTATCTAGTGTTTTTCCTTGAGCATATTCATTGACCAAGGCTTCATATACTATATCACTATCTATATCAGGAATTTCTACTTGTTTTAAAGCTCTAATAGAACTAAGAGTTCTTTTATCGCGTACAGAAACTTCTAAATCTTCAAAACTAGGTAATTTTCCGTGTTTATCATAAAACTTAGATATTACACTATAAAGTTTATTATACGGTGAGGAAAAGAATTGCGCTTTCAACTTACTCCATGTTTCTAAGTCATTCTCTATAAGAATCTTAGCTAGAATCCAGTTCATTGAAAGTTTACCGCCTCTTTTCGTAGCTCGAATTTAAAAGCAAAAAAGGGGCGGGAACTCGCGTTTCCCGCCACCCAAATTATCTACTAAGGAGATAATTATATAATTTTATTAAGCAGCTTCTTTGTTCTTACGTGGCTTTGCCTTGTAATCAGCACAAACCAAACCACGATAGGTAATCATCTGCTTCACACCGCGCTCAGACTTGCCAATCTTATCAGCAATTTCAGCAACGGTTAGTTCTGTGATATCGCCAAGGGCTTCCAAAGGATCAACCTTTGTCTTGGCGTGATGCTCACGCTGTGCTGGAATCTTCTCAATGTCTCCATTCTTGAAAAGGCTTAGGCCCTTACCACGAACGGAATTAAGAGGACGATTCAACTCAGCAGCGATATCCTCAAGAAATGCTCCCGCATTTGCCATCTTAACGTAAGTAGCTTCTTCACCCTCACTATAGGTTTTCTGAGAAGGAGCCTTAGGAGTAGGAGCAACATCTGCTGTACGCTCCATGCTTAGAACCTTACCCTGAACCTGGCGAGGAGAGAACTTACCACCTGCAAATCGCTGTGCGATTTCAGCATAAGTAAACTCACCACTATGCTCAGAAAGGAAAGCGTCTAGTGCCGCTTCTTCATCTTCGGAGAAAGCCTTGGCACGCTCGCCAACCTTCTCCACCTCAAAACCCATCTTACGGAGTTTTGCAGCTACTGAACGAGGGGAGAACTTCTCACCAAGCGCCTCAGCAGCGTCTTTAACAGTTTCCTGTGAAACAGGAGACTCGTCACCAACTAGCTCTTCTAGTTGTGCAACAGCTTCTTCAGTCCAATTTGCCATTTTATATTTCCTCTAACTGTTTTATTGTTACGATTTCTATACCCAACTGTTCTGCCTTCTTTCTCTTTGATGATGGTTTTCCTTCTTCATCAACTAGAAAGTTAGTTTTCTGTGAAACTCCAGTTGTTACTGTGTACCCCAGTGTTTCCAAATATTTACCAGCTTCGGCTCTGTTCTTAAAGTTAATTAATTTTCCCGTAATGCAAACG